CGGCGAGGTCCAGATCCGACACAAGGACCCGCGCGATGTGGTGCTCGACCCCGAGGCCAAGGAGTACGACCCCGAGACGTGGTCCCAGATCTTTGACATCGGCTGGTACAGCATCAACCAGATCGAGGCGCTGTACGGCAAGAGCAAGGCAGACCAGGTCAAGTTCTACGCCGAGAACGACACCGGCTTGGGCTCCGAGTCCATCCGCTTCGGCGCAACGAGCGATCATGACGGCCCGACCTCCGGGTACGCGGGACCGCCCGATAAGGACGCGAAACGCGTACGCGCGGTCCGCGTAATTAAAAGGCAGCACCGCAAACTCGGCACCGTGCGCCAGTTCGTCGACCCATACACACTGGACGTGTCTGACATTCCCGAGTCATGGACCGACGAGCGAGTCGAAGAGATCGCAGCGCAGTATCAGTTGATGGTGCGCAAGGTGACCAAGGAGCGCATCAGGTGGACGGTCTCCGCTGACCGGGTCATCCTCTTCGACGACTGGTCCCCGTACAACCGCTTTACCATCATCCCGTACTTCCCGTACTTCACGGCGGGCCGTCCGTCAGGCGTGATGCGTGACCTGATCTCGCCGCAGGACCAGCTCAACAAGGCCGAGTCGCAGGAGCTGCACGTCGTCAACACGACGGCCAACAGCGGCTACATGGTAGAGGCCGGCTCGCTGGTCAACATGACGCCCGAGGAGCTGGAGGAGCGGGGCGCGCAGACCGGCCTCGTGGTCGTGTACGGCAAGGGCCGCAACGTACCGGTCAAGATCCAGCCCAACCAGATCCCGACCGGCATGGACCGGATCAGCAGCAAGGCTGCCCAGTACCTGATCGACATCCCTGGCGCGGCGACGCTGGTGGGCCAGATGCCATCGGCCGAGGTCTCGGGCGTGACGCTCGAGCGCGCGCAGTCCCAGGCCATCCTCGGCCTTGCCCCGGTGATGGACAACCTGAAGTGGACCCGCCACTTCCTCGCGCTCAACCTGCTGGACTGCGTGCAGAGCTTCTACACCGAGTACCGCATGCTGAGAGTCACCGACCTGCGCGACCCGGAACAGCCGCAGTACGACCTGGAGATCAACAGCGACGTGCTCAACAACGTCACGCTCGGCAAGTACGACGTGGTCGTGAGCACGGCGCCCGCGCGTGATACCGCGCAGGATGCGCAGTTTGCCCAAGCCTTCCAGATGCGTGAGGCCGGGATCCTCATCCCCGACTACCACGTCATCCTGTCGTCCAACCTGCACAACAAGCGTCAGATCGCCGAAGAGACCAAGCGTCTGCAGGGTCTGGCCGAGCCGTCGCCCGAGGAAGCGCAGCTCGCGCAGATGCAGCAGCAGCTGCAGATGGAGGCGCTCACCGCCGAGCTGCAGAAGCTGCAGGCGAGCATCGACGACCTCGCTGCTTCGGCCGAGCTGAAGCGTGCGCAGGCCGCCGGCACGGTGATGAAAGAACAGCGCGCTGGGATGGAGAGCGAGTTCGAGCAGGCCTATCGCATGCAGCAGATGCGTGCCGACATCGCCAAGCAGATCGCCAACCTGATGAACAAGCTGGAGCTGGCGGGCCTCCACACCCAGACCAAGAAGGAACTGACCCGGTACACGACCATGATGAAGTCGATCGGGCAGGACAAAGACCGAGATTCCCAAGCAATCACCGCTCAAATCAACGCCGAAAAACCCCGCGCGCCGGCACGCGCGTTACCGCGTAAGTCGCGATAGACACTTAAAGGAGACCTCATGGCTCGTCGCCCCGCTGCGCAGGATGCCCCTGCGCCGGTGGACGCCGCTTCGGCTGCGCCCACTTCCACCACGCCCGCCCCAATCGACACCAACGCCCGTGTGACGCCGTTCGACTTCAAGCCGGAGTACGACCCGTATTTCGATGAGCCGTCGGAAACCACCGACCGTGGTGACGCGCTCGAGGTTGAGATCGAGCAGCTGCAGGATACGCCGGAGCCGGCGCCCGAGCCGGTGCCCGAGACGACCGACGAGACCCCGGAGCCTGAGCCCGAGCTTGACTCAGCTCAGTCCAAGATGATCCCCAAGGCGCGGCTCGACGAGGTGATCAACCAGCGCAAGCAGCTGGCCGCCGAGGTCGAGCGCCTGCGCCAGGAGCTGGCCACGCGCCAGACCCAGCCGGAACCCGCTGCTCCGCCTGTCCCGGAGTATGACTTCGCCTCTAAGGAGAAGGAGTACATGGAGGCGGTGCTCGACGGCGACACCGACAAGGCGCTGGCCATCCGTAACGACATTCGTCAAGCGGAGTTCCAGGCCATCCAGCAGCAGGTTGCGCAGTCCGTGCCGCGCGCCGACGAGGCTGCGGCTGCAGTCCAGCAGCAGCTTTCCAACCAGGCTGCGCTGCAGGAGGTCAACAACGCCTTCCCGGTGTTCGACCCCGACTCTGCGAACTTCGACGTCGACCTGACGGAAGAGGCCGTGGCGATCGCTAAGGGCTATATCCAGTTCCGTGGGCTGGACTACCCGACCGCCATCCGCAAGGCGGCGGAACAGGTTGCTACGCTCAACGGCATTGCCCGCGCCGGCACTACGCCGCCGCCTGCCAAGCCGAAACCCACGCCGGATCCTAAGACCGTCGCGGCCAAGATCGAGGCGGCCAACCGCCAGCCTCCGACCGCACCAGCCCAGCAGGTTGCGGGCGAGGACGTGATCGATCCGATGAGCATGAGCGATGACGAGTTCATACGCCTACCCGCGTCTGTGAGAGCGCGGTTGCGCGGAGACATGCTGTGACAGTGTGAGCCTGCCTTAGCGGCCTTGACCCCGCTTCGGCGGGGTCTTTTTTGCAACTGTAGCAGCCCCGTAATTCAATCAGATACCGTACCAGAAGCTCTCTCGCAAAGCGTTAATTGCGGGCGTACCTCCGGTCGACGAACCGACCGTTTTGCCTCGCTGGCACCGGCGACACGGCGCAAGACAACAGGTTTGTTTAACTTTTGGAGGTAACTCGCAATGGCTTTGACCAACTGGTCGGCACTCAATACCAATCAGCTGACGACCTGGTCGCGCGACCTTTGGTCGCAGGTTCGCCAGAATTCGTTCGTCATGCAGCTCGCGGGCTCCGGCCCGAACTCGATGGTCCAGCGGATCACCGAGCTGAGCGCGTCCCAGAAGGGCACGCAGGCGTACATCACGCTCGTCCAGGACATGAACACCGACGGTGTCATGGGCGACTCGCTCCTGTGGGACAACGAAGAAGCGCTGGTCGCTGCGCAGCAGCTCATCCGCGTTGACCAGATCCGTAACGCGATCCGCCTCTCCGGCAAGATGGCCGACCAGAAGGTCGTGGTCCGCTTCCGCGAGACGGCCCGTGACCAGCTGGCCTACTGGCTGGCCGACCGTCTCGACCAGGTCTTCTTCCTGATCGCCTCGGGCCAGAACCTGCGCTTCAACACCAACGGCTCGATCCGCACCGGCTTTGTCGCCGCGACCGCGACGACCTACTGGAGCCAGATCGACCGCGTGGGCAACACCGGGTTTACCCGCTCGGCCGGCACCGGTCAGGCGTTCGCGGACCTGGAGTTCACCGCCGACATCACCGCGCCGTCTTCGCAGCGCTGGTGGCGTTGGGTGGGTTCCACGACCAACTCGCTCGTGGGCATGACCGATGGCACGACCAACACCGGTGGCCGGCAGCTGATCGCCAACACCGACCTCCCGTCGTACCGCATGCTGGTCGAGATGAAGGCGTACGCGAAGGACCGCCGCATCCGCCCGCTGAAGATCAACGGGATGGAGTCGTACTACGTCTTCATGCACCCGCGCGCGATGGCCAAGCTCAAGCTCGACGCCGACTTCCTGGCCAACATCCGGAACGCCGGTATCCGCGGCGACGGCAACCCGCTGTTCAGCGGCGCGGTGGCGACGGTCGACGGCCTGATCCTGGTCGAGAACACGCACGTGCCGAGCACCATCGGTGCGACGGCCGGCGCGGCGGGTACGGACGCCAACCGTATCGGCTACAAGTGGGGCACCAACGGTGCGGTCGATGGCTCGAGCACGCTGCTCATGGGCGCGCAGGCCATGGCCTTCGCTGACCTCGGTGCGCCGACGTGGGAAGAGGATACCTGGGACTTCAAGAACCAGAACGCCATTTCCTGCGGCAAGATCATCGGCCTTAAGAAGCCGGTGTGGGTGGACAAGATGTCCGGCACCTCGCAGGACTACGGCGTCATGCGCGTCGACCACGCGATCTGAGGATAAGGGGGCGGGCAACCGCCCCCGCTTCCCATGGCTACGGCTGCAGATCTCATCGACCTCGCGACCGGGCTGTTGGAAGACCCGGCCAACGACGTGTGGGGACGCACGGAGTTGCTGGAGTACCTCAACGACGGGCTCAAGGCGCTCGCCGCCAAGCGCCCGGACGAGTTCGTGGTCACAGCTGTGGTCACTCTCGCGGAAGGCCCGAAGCAGTCGCTGCCCAGCGACTACGTCGCGCTGCTCCGTCCACTTTCGAACATCGACAACGCCGAGACGACCCGAGGTCGAGCCATCAGGCTCGTGCCCAAGGAGCTGCTCGACAACGCCAGCCCCGGCTGGATGCTCGCACCACAAAGCACGACGCGCGAAGTTGCGTTGTCCCCAGATCAGTCCAGTGAGTTCTGGGTATACCCCCCGGCCGTCGCGGGAGCCAAGCTCGAACTCGAGGTCGAGCGCAACCCCTCGGTCATGACCCAGGGGTCCGCTGTTCCGGTCAACGCCAAGTTCCACCCCGCTCTGGTGGACTACGTCGTGTTTCGCGCACTGAGCAAGGATTCGGAGTACGCGGTCGACGGTAAGGCCGGTGCTTTCTACCAGTCATTCATGAACCACATAGGCGGCCCCGGTGAACCTCAGTGACGCAGTAGAGGAACTTTACACCCGGTGCCCCGGCGTGCCCGAGGCACTGCTTGTCACGTCGTACCGTGACGCGGCGCGCCGACTCCTGCGACGCGTTCGTGGCTGGGACATTGACTCGACGACCTTCGTGCAGGGCACGACGAGCGCGGAATATGCGCCGACGCTTCCGGCCGACGCGGAGCTGGTCGACTTCCTGTTTCCGAAGTACGCGGAGACCGACCTCGAGCGCATGACGTACGACCAGATGGCGGGCCGAGGCTGGCCCGAGACCGGCTCCGCACGAGGCGCGAGGCTCGCGGGTGTCGGCACGATTGTCGTAGCACCCGACCCTGGCACGGACATCTCGGCGGAATTGTCCGCGCGCCTCGTGCTACGACCTACGCGCGACGCGACGACCATCCCGGACGACGTGGTGATTCGCTACGCCGACGTGCTTGAGTACGGCGCGCTGTCGCTGATCTACACCGTACCCAACACGGCGGTGACCAGCATGAACGCGGCGAACTACTACCGCGAGCTGTTCAACGACCAGATCGACCTGTACGAGGCGCAGGCGGCGGACGGCAACATGCGCGGCATCAACCGGGCGGTGCGCTACTACTCGGCCGGGTCTCGCTGATGCCGGCGGCGATCCGGCTACGCGGCTTTTACGGCGAGCTGCCGGCGCTCAACGCCAGCTACCTGCCTGACCAGAACGCCCAGATCGCGCGCAACACTAGGCTGTGGCGCGAGAGCTTGCGCCCGGTCAACGGACTACGTGCGATCGTCCCGATCACGACGGCGAGCGCGCCGCAGACTATCTACCGCTACAACAACACCTCGTGGTTCGAGTGGACCGAGGACGTGGACGTGGTCCGCAGTCCCGTGCCCAACGACCAGTACGGCAGGGTCTACTTCACGCGGGCGTCGGACGGACCGTGGGTGACCGCGAGCGCAATCGCGACGCTGGGTAGCCCGCCGTTCCCGGGGGCTAACCGATACCGCATCGGGGTGCCGACGCCGACGGTTGCACCGACCCTGGCAGCTGGCACGGCCACAGGCATCACGGGGACATTCTTCTACGTCTACACGGTGGTCAATCTGTGGGGCGAGGAGGGGGCGCCGTCGCCGGTGTCGGCGGGCATCACCGTGACCAACACCAAGGTCAACGTGACGCTGACGGCGGTCGCCGCCGGCAGCTACGCTACCGTGTCGGCATACCGCATCTACCGGACCAACACCCTCGGCACCGCGTTCCAGTTCGTCGCCCAGGTGGCCGGCACGACCTACACCGACCAGACGGCGGTCCTCATCGAGGAGCTGCCGTCGGCCGAGTGGGACCCGCCGCCGACCGACCTCAAGGGCTTCATCATGCTGCCCAACGGCGTGATCGCAGCGTTCCGTGGCAACGAGATTCGTCTGTCCGAGCCGGGGCTCGCGCACGCATGGCCGGCGGACTACAGCTACCAGACTGACTTCCCGATCGTGGCGCTCGCGCCCATCGACAACGGCTTCGCGGCCCTGACCAGCGGCGAGCCGTACCTCTTCATCGGCACGCACCCTGGCGCGATGGCGCCGGCCAAGCTCGAGAACAGCTACGCCTGTATGTCCAAGCGCGGCGTCGCCCGGTTCGGCAACAGCGCCGTGTACCCGTCAGCCAACGGCCTGGCCTACGTCACCGCCTCCGGCGTGCAGCTGCTGACCGACCAGGTGTATGACGAGCAGGACTGGGCGGCGGTGCGGCCCGGCACGCTCAAGGCCTTCAACTGGCGGGGTCGGTACGTCGGGTTTTACACCGACCTGGACGACCAGCTGCAGGGACTCATCTTCGACCCAGGCAACCCGGAGCGCGGGGTCGGGCGCTTCTACGGCCTCGACTTTGGCGGCGCGCACGAGGACCTGGGGACGGCCGACGTGTACGTGTCGTCGCCGACGCACATAGCACTGTGGGATGCGGGCGACCCGCAGAGCCTCCTGTGGCGGAGCAAGCGGTACGAGCTGCCGGTGGCACGCTCCATGACCGTGGTCCAGGTGTGGGCGGAGAGTTACCCGGTGACCGTGGCGGTCTACCGTGACGGGCAGCTGCAGGACCGGGTGCGCGTCGCAAGCAACCTGCCGCATCGGGTGCGCAACTCGCGCCTCGGCCGCGTGTACGAGATCGAGATCGAGGCGGACGACGAGGTACACGAGGTGCTGGTCGGCGCGTCGAGCAAGGACCTGAGGCAGTCATGAGGCGCAACACGTGGCGAGTGCGTACGTCCGGGGATCGCTGGGTCGTGCCTGGTCGCGATGACTACCCGCTCGAGCTGCGGGTCAGCTACGCGCTCTACCTCATCCTGATCCAGCTGCCGGAGACTAGCTCAGTTTTTAACTGCGGCGAGCTGAACACGTTCGTGATGGGGGATGACCGTCTTTGCGGGGACGTGCTGCCGGCGCCGTCGGGCTTCACAGCCGTGCAGTTCACCGCTGATAACAACAGCCTGTCCCGGTCCCTCTCGCTGTCCGACGACACCTACACCCGCATGTACGGGTCGATGTGGGTGTCCATCCCGCCGTCCGCGTCGGGCGGCGAGATGGTCATCGGGCTGTACATCACCGGCGACAGCGGGTCCGAGACAGGCTTCCGGCTCGCCATAGGAGATGAGTTCACGTCGAACATTTACCACGAGTTCACGATCAACCCGGCCACGACGACGACGCGCGAGGCGATCAAGTACCCGACCTCCAACCCCACCAACGAGCGGTGGATGCACATCCTGTGGGAGTTGGACACCACCGAGGCGGTGCTGGCGAATCGACTTAAGGTCTACATCGGCGACGTCAGGCGCGCCGTCTTCGAGGACCTCAACATTACGCAGAACGCGACGATTAACCTGGGCGCTGGCCCGCACGTCGCCTACTTCGAAGCGACCGACCCGGTTGCGTTTGGGGTCAATGACGCGACGGCCAAGATCGCTGCGGGCTGGGTCAAGTTCGCAACGAGCAATCTGTTCGATTTCGATAACGCGACCGACCGCCGGAACTTCATCTCGGCGTCGCTTCAGTACGTCCCGCACGCCGCCACCATGGGCGGCCAGGCCGCAGACTTCTGGGGCGCGGGCAATCTGACCGGCTGGACCGGGTGGACCAACAGCGGCGGCACGAGCGTCTCCGAGCCCGGCACTCTCACTTCAGTAGGATAACGACATGAGCTTGGAGTACATCGACGCGATCACCGGCCTGCCGCTGCTTGAGAAGCAACCGAGTGAAAACCGGCGGTTCTATATGGACTTCGCGGAGAAGCTCCGGGGCAGCACCATCGTGTCGATCTCCTCGTTCGGGTGGGCAGGACTCGGCCGGATTACAGGCGCTAGCGCGCTTACTCCGGGCACAGCAACCATCGACGGCGACGCAGTGACCTTCACGCTGGCGGGTGGCACGAGCGGCGAGGTGTACAAGGTTACGGTCGTGGTGGTTGACAGCGCAGGTAACACCCTCGAGGGTGACGGCGCGCTGTTCGTGACGAATTTCTAATATGCCCCAGAAGCGCACCATCAATCTTGCGACCGGCTTACCCGCGAGCGTTAACTCCGATGACCCCAAGGAGTTGCGTCGCGTGATCAACCGGCTGCTTGAAGTCATCCGCGTGTGGAACGGAGAACAGGGCGACCCGGGTGATCGCCTCGTGACGCAGCGAGAACAATAGCAGCCCCATTGCACAGCTCCGTACAGTGTCGTGATGCGAGAGTCTGAGTTCCTCAATCACGTCATGCTAGGTGAGAAGGACGCCGTCGCCTTCTTGCGGATGCTCGGAAAGATCAGCCAGACCTGGGACGCGATCATCGACGGCGATGACTACACGGCCGACGACGTACATCGCGCGTTCATGCTGGCGCTCTTCAGCCTGCACACCAACAAGTTCTACATCGAGCATCGGGAAGTTCTCGCCCCGCTGATGCGCGCCGCCGCGCACGACTGGATCGACTCGGTGGAGCTTGAGCGCAGCGGCGAACCCAACGACCTCCCGCTTTCCTTCGTGCTGCGTGATTCACTCACCAGCCTGATCGTGCAGTGCGCCTACTTGGTCGGCGGCACTGAGCACGCGATCGAGGTGGGCCCGGAGATCCGCCGCTACTTCCACGACGAGACGCTGGCCGATTACATCAAGGGGGTTCCGTGAGTCTCGGTGGTGACGACAAGCCGTCGGCCTCGACCGGCACGCAGCAGACTCAGATGGAGCGCGCCATGGCCGAGCGCGCTATTCAGGACTGGAACAGGTTTTTGCAGATCGGACCTGCAGTCGAAGACACACTCACTCGGCTCTCGTCTAACCTTCAGGAGCGCCGTCAGCGCGCAATGATGGACGCGTCGGCGACTGCGATGGAGCAGTCGGGCTTCGGCGCGGATGCGATCGCTCGCTCGGGTGTACCGGCCAACGCGGCGCCTATCCTGCGCGATACCACCGACAGGGCGAACGTGTTCCGACGCGGGCTCGCTGCGGTGCCCGGGGTCCTGGAGCCCAACCTGCAGTCGTTGCGGACGGGCGGTCAGCTCAAGATCGCGGCCAATCTGCGCGGCCTTCAGGACGACGCGAATCTGATGACCGGGTCGCTTGCGCGCGACGCAACGCAAGTGGCGATCGAGAACGCTCAGACGCGTATGGCCTCGCGCAACGCCATGCTCGAGGCCGGCTTCGGCGCGCTCGGCATGGGCGTGGCCGCTAAGTGGCCGCGCAAGGACAACAGCACAAATGGGGCGATCGGTTAATGGCGGCAAGCACCATCCCGTGGTCCATCCAGTATCCACGCGGCACTCCGCCGTTTTTGGCGTCGACCACTAAGAGCTTCGCATCCATCGCGCCGCAGGTATCTAACGGCAAGTACACGGCTAACCCGTCGTCGAGCGCTTTTAACCCGGCGCCATACACGCTCAATCCCGGGCTTGCTGCAAGCAATCCGGACCAAGCCAGCGCTGACCTTGTTCGCAAACAAAGCAGCTACTTCCAGAACCGTGGCGCGCCGCTCGAAGACGCAGCGCTCGCGGACATCACCGACCCCAACCTGCCGAGACGGCTTGCGACCCAGGCCGGGCAGTCAGCAAGCGAGGCGATCGACGCCACTGCCGGTATGGAGCGTCGCAATCTGGGGCGTTTTGGGGTGCGCGTCACGGCGGATAAGCAGCGCTCGCTCGACCGCAATTTTGGGCTCGAGCGGGCTCTCGCTGTCTCGGGCGCGGAGAACCAAGCCTACAGCGGCGGGCAGGACACGCAGATCCAGCTTTCCAGCGACGCGCTCCAGATTGGTCGCGGCATCGCTGGCCAGGCATCTCGTGACATTAGTAGCGCTGGCTCGCTCGCCACAGCCCGCCAAGCCGCTGCGCGCCAAGCCGCGAGCGCTCAGAGCGCAAGCCGCGTGTCTGCCGCCGCCGGCGGCGCCGGCCTTGGCTTCATGGCTGGTACTAGCTCCGCGATGATGGGTGCGAAGTTTGGCGCAGCTGCTGGCCCTGTCGGAGCGGCAGTCGGCGCAGGCATCGGCCTGCTCGCCAGTTTCCTCGGTTAAATCTCCTAGGAAGGAGACGCATGTCTTATCCCGTCTTTGATCCCGTCGGGTCTTTCAGCCAGGGCTTCCAGACCATGGGCAACTTCCTCAATGACCAGCGCAAGCTGGCTATCGTTGAGGACGAGGCGAGGATGCGCCGCGAAGATCGCGACCGGGCTCTTGAAGACGAGCGGATCGCTAGGGGCGTCACCGCATTCGTGGCGTCGATTACAGGTCCAGACGGTCTACCGGACGAGACGCTGATTTCCCAGCGGTTGACCGACCCACAGCTTTTCGGACCGGTGGCGAACGATCTACTCAAGAAGCTCGGGGTCGCGGACGCCGAGGTAGCTGGCGTTCGATTCGACCCGAACGATAGGGAACGAAAGCGCCTCAATGTACTCGTCCGCCAGAAGGACGGCACGGTCGCTCCACTCGTTCGGTTTGCGGACGACGACAACCCTGACAACGATGAAGTCGTCACGGTAGGAACCGAGAATCTCGCCGCTTTGGTTATGTCGCAAGCGGCGGTCTACGCCCCCGAGGCACACGCACGGGTTATGCAGGAGCGCCAGAATCGGGCGAGCGTCGATCGCTGGTCTGATTACTTGGGCTCGAGCGGAGTCCCGCAACCCGCCGGCGCGCCTGCTACGAATGCTGGACTCGGCTCCGTGATGACGGACGCCGCTCCCTCCGCACCGTCTGCGATGGGCGGGCTCGGCGCTGCCGCACCGGGCGCACCCACGCCGACGACTGATTCGACCGCCTCTGGAGACCCGACGGCTTTGACGCGCAGCGTCGCCGCGACGGAGCAACTTAAAGCCGCACAGGAAGCCCTAGGCGCGCCGGCTACTTTGGCGAACGCGCGGGGTCGAG